TCCCAAGTGCCATAACCAAACCTATCATTTATCAGCAACTTTAATTCATATCGCTGTTCTTCTAAAAGTTTTCTATCTATAAAATCTGATGCTGTTGATTCAATGCCAAACTGTTGAGCAATCCCCATGCCCTTGCCTTGCTTCTTATTCATTTGTTCTTCGCCTTCAAAGAACCCATCAATTTGCTTGGCTATGTCTTTTATATCTTTTGCTGTACTGATGTTGCTTTTTATAAACTCTACTGATTTTTGAACTAGAGCAATACCAGTAAGAATTTCTGCAACTACCAAATTTACCTCACTAATAAACCTATGAGCATCACAAGTGCTGTACCAGATGTGCCTATCATGATTGTTTCAAGTCTCTTGATTCTAAGTATGGTTTCTTTCCATCTTTCATCACTTACAGCTAAATGTTTTTCTAATTTTAAATTTATACTTTGAATAGTTGGTTTAGACATTTTTTTACTCTGGTTTATCTGGAAACTTAAAATCTTTATCACTCATTGACTTAAATTTTTTAGTTATATCTCTAAGTTCTTGTCTATAAGTTTTCCAAGAATCTAACATTGTGAAATCTGAATTTCCCATGTAATCTGTTTCAGCTAATAAAATATTTCTCTGATTTCTTAGCTTTGCTAACTCTCTATCAGCTTTACCATCTGACCATGCTTTTTGTTCTGAATCATACTCGGCTTGTTCTTCTGATGTTAAGTCTAACAACACTCCATTGACATATTTTTTGCTCATTATTCTGCAACTCCATAAAGGGTAAATGTTCCTGATGATATTTGCTGACCACAAGTATATTGAATATAATTAATAGCTGTGTTGGAGTTTATTTTACAACCACCCCAATATTGTATAATATAAGAAGCATTACTGTGTTGTTGAATACAAGTATGGTTTGCATATTTTTTTCTATCTGAATATGATGCACCAATTATCCAATTATATCCAGAATTGTCAGCAAGTGTATCTTCAGCTTCACTTATAACATGGTATGCTTGTGAATGAGTAGTAGCAAAACTTCCCATTTGAGAATTTATTAAACTCTGATATGCAATGCCACCTTGCATTGTAAGAAAATTGCTACCATTATCTCCAGAGTATTTCACTCTAAAAGCACCATCATCAGCAACGAATTGAACGCCTCTATGTGTAACAAGATAATTAGAATAAGTGCTTGTTACTACTGAACTGTCAAAATTCACAGAAGTTGTATTACTTGAAACTGTTGTTGATGCAAGTTTGACAAATGAATTTGATGCACCACTTACAGTTCCAGTAAAGGCAAACGTATCTGCTAAATTTATTCCTTCTGCTTGTGTTTTTACTAAAGGCATAATTTATTCTCCAATGCTATTTGCATCATCTCTTTGTTTTCTTGTTTTATAATCTGACCTTTTAGTAATCAATGCCACAAAATCTGCTTGGTTGCTTGGTATTGGGTCTGTAAAACTATCATCATTCATCAATATTGATGTCCATTGCTGTTGCATACGTTTCCAACAATTATTTAATTTTCCATCAATAGCACCTTGAATCCAATCATCAATGCCTTTGTTATCAGTATCATTATACAAATCATTAGATAAAATTTGTTGTTGTAAATCTGTTAATGTTACTGTTTTTTTATGATTTGCCATTTGTATCTCCTAACATATCAAGGTTACATTAATAAATGAACCAGTTGCTATATCTGTTTGTACTGTACCACCAGATTGATTAATAATAATTTTTGCAGAATCTCCTGTATCTAAATCACAAACAGCACTTCCTTGAAAATTAAAATAATTAACGTCTGATGAAAAATTAGGGTCTAAAGTTCCAGTATAATAATCTCTATTGCTAGTATTTATATAAGCTTCATAATAAGCAGAAGCAGTATCAACATTTTGAGCATATATTGAAAAATTTACTAAATATTTACCAGTAACTGGTGCAATAAATTGATAATTTGTTGAATCAAAGTTTGAACCTACATCATAAATTTCATTATCAAATGCTACTGTATAACCTCCTTGTCCAAAATTTAGTATTGTGGAAGTTGGTTGAACATGACAAGTAGGTTGATTAGGTAAGGTTAACTCAGAAGGTGCTTCAAGTTGTCCTACTGCTGTTGCACCAGAACCACTAATAGAATTAATTTTTAAGAGATTTCCTGCTGTTAAATTACCAGTTGGAAATTTCAATGTATATGATTGTCCTGCTGAATGTGCAGGTGAAGCTAATTTTATACCATGACTATTTTGTGAACAATTAAGCTGTAATGTTCCATCTGTTGTTCCATCACCTTTTATCTGTAACCCAGCACTTGATGATGTTGATACAAAGTTAGTCTTAGCATTTGTTACTGTGCTATCGCTAGGTGTACCAATATCTAAAGTATTTCCTAAAACCAAAATGAAATCTATTGTATCACTTGAAGATAAAGTGCCACTTGAAGGTAAAAATGTAATTGTTGAACCAGAAACACTAAATGAACTTAAAGGCGATTGTATAACACCATTTAGAGAAACCAACATATGCAAAGCAGATTCTGGAACAAATGCTACTGAATCTTGTGTAAGATTATATGTGTTTGTGCTTGAAGTCGTGATAGCATCTAGTTTTACATAATTTCCTACTTGTGGTTCTTTACCTATATATGCCATGCTTTACTCCGTTTTACTGACACTGGCTGTTACTTCTTCTTCAAAAAATTTTTTATAATTGTTTTTTATTGTATCTGTCCAAATAGCATTAGCCACTGCTTGTACTTCTGTAGCTTCACCACTTATATCTGTGTCTACCCATTCTTTTTTTGCATTATAAATACAAGGTTGTAATACATGTCGATGTCTTGACCTACTTAATTCAACACCATCTTCTTTTATAATTGTATCAGTAGCTACTTGAACATTCCATTTTCCTACTACTTCTATTTTAGATATTTCTGTTTCTTTTACTATTGCCATTTTTTACTCCTAAGTAACACGATAAGCTATATTGAAAATGACATAACTATTACTTGCTATGTTTCCATCTGTTAAGTTAGTTTGGTCTCCTGCACCTGCTGTAATTTCTCTTAAATCTAAAGTAGTTGTATTTATAATAGTTGAACATATTGGAAAATCTGCAAAAGTTACTGCCCTTAAACTTATTGCTCCTGCTGAATAAGCATTATTATCATTTGCTATAGTAAAAGGTAAACCACCAATAGTAACATTGCCACCAGTAAGAGAAGCACCATCTTTGCCACTCATAACTGCAAAGCCATTCATCACTACACGATTGCCTATTTTAGTATAACTTCCCGAAGATATGCTATGAGTTATTCCGTTACTGTTACCACCAGTTTGAAATACTGGACTAAAAGTGCCTTCTTCATAATCGTCTTGTAGGTTTGATGCAGTAGCCGAAGTTACACCTAAATGAACCCCTTTTCCAGATGCACTAAAAACTATATTGTCTGCTAATGTAGTAACACCAGTTACATTTGCTGTACCAGATACAGTTAAGTTTCCTGCTATTGTTGGGTTATTCTCAATCTTAGCACCAGTTATTATCCCATCTGTAATATCTGATGATGTTAATGGAACTGTTGCAGGTTGTACTCCTATAAATGGCATATCATCACCTATGTAATTTCTAATATACTTAATGTAGCATCAACTTTTGCAGAAACACTACAATCAATTTTTATAATATCTGTGGTTTGTAATACAACCTTTCCACCAGAAAGCAGTTCTAATGTTGAGCCACTTGGTATGCTTACATCTTTGGCTAACAGAACTGTTTCATTTGTTTCTGTGTCGCTTGTATCTGAAACTAGCTGAACATCAACTGTAACTGCTGTTGTGTGAATATTACAAAGTAATAAACCTATAACAACTGTAGTTGTGGAACTTGGTACTGTATATAAAGTTAATGGTGTTCCTGCACTTGCAGGCATTGCTCCATTTGTTTTGACCTTAAATGTATTTGCCATATTTTACTCCCTATCCTAAAGCAATCGCCAAAGGCAAAGCATTTGGGTCTGTTTCTGATATTGTACCAGTTGTAGACATTGTGCTTGTTATTGCATTACTGGTTATATTAATTTGAAATAATTCAATATTATCCGAGCCATCATTTATTTTAACTTTTAAAACTCCACTCGTTCCATTATCAACCCATATTGTGCCAGTAGCTACAGAACTAGGTGCTGAACTTCCAATGTGTTGTGTATTTAAAGCTGACAAAATATTATTTAATTCAGTCCTAAAAGAACTAAAACCTTGGTTCGCTAAACTTACATCTGATACTTGTGCCATAATTTTCTATACCTTTTTTCAGTTAACTTTGCAACCCAAATCCTTTTGCTATGTAATCAAAAGTCCTATCAACTGCCACTCCACTTGAATTTGCAAAAGCTATATTAAACCCATTTAC